TCTGCAACCTCGCTTTCATGTCGTTTTTCCGCACGTCCAGGCGGCGGGCTTCCATGGCGTCCCGCTGGGCTTCGCGCGCGGAGATGTTCGTGGCCTCGTAGGCCGGGAAGGTACACGCGGACACCTCGTAAAGGTTCACGTCGGTGATGGTCCAGTGGACAGAGCCGTCGTCGCGGAAGTCGGTTTCCTCGTGGACGATCTCAAAACCGAAGGAGCACTGGTCCACGTCGCCACGCTTGACGCGCTCATACAGGTTCATGGCGTCCACATCGTTCGGATTGATGGAGACGTCTCCCCAGAGACCGCGCGCGTCCTCTTTGAGCTCCAGCGTGCCCGCTTTCGTTCGCCCGAGGACCAGCGTCGTGTCGTGGTTGACCAATGCCCGGACGTCACCACCGGGAAGTGTCCGGGAAAAAGCGCCGGGGGCGATGCTCTCAGTCATGCCGGGCGCGATTTCATAGATTGAATTGAAAACGGCGAAATAACCGGAGATGTGCAACTGGTCGCCGTCCTCACGGGTGGCGAAGTCCGTCGCCACAGTCCTGATCTGTCGCTGTTCGCGCTCCATCAGATCTCCTCCTCACTGGGCACCGGTCGGCGTTCGGATTGAGCGCCCACCAGCCCTTGCACTGTTTGTAAAACTGATTGCCACATAGGTCGTTGGCCTTATCGCAGAATACCCGCATTTCGGCGATATACCGCGCGTGCGGGCATGTCAAAACCGGCCTCATGCGTTGCCCACCAGCTTGCTCTGCTGACCGGCCATGTCGCCGGGGATGTAGTTTTCGAGGACGCGGAACTCGGTCAGCCCCGCCGGGGCCATGTGCATCCGGTCACGCCATTCGTCGCCGTTGACGAAGCCGCGATCCGACCCGGCCAACAGCACGTCGGAGATGGCCTTCATGTCGTAGTCGATCAAAGACCAGTAATTGAACTGCAAATACCACTTGTGCGACGTAATCAGCGCGCGGGTCATCTCCTGGGCGATGTTCTGAGAGATCACCCGGACCTTTGTCTGGATGAAGGTGTTCCACTCCTCGCGGTTGTAGCTCCCCACGCCCAGCAGAAACGCGGGCACGCCCACCACCGCGGCCACGGTCTTTTTGTCCAGCTCCACGGTGTCCTTGATGGCAAGGTCCGCAAGGGTCAGCGGCTTTACCTGCTGGACGTCCATCTGATCCAGCGGAAGCAGCCACGGCTCGCCTTCTTTAGCGGTCTTGACATACATCTCCAGGAACTTCGAGCGCCCCTCCGGGGTGGACAGGAACTCGTCGTTGGTCGCCGCCTTGATGATGATCGACGGCTTCCACTCCGTGCTCATATAGGCGTTCTCGGTCCGCTGTGCCTGCTTGAGGTTGTTGGCGATGTCCCTGAGCGTCACTGTCACGCCCTGGCCGCGCCACAGATAGGTCGGGTCTGGGTTATATGCGATGTGCATCACGTTCGCCGGGTCGCGGGCCACGCCGTCGATCAGGACGCGGTAATCGCGGTAGCTGTTGGCCACCGGCATAAGCTGCACCCGGCTCGCCGCAATGGGCTCCAGGCTTCGCAGAATGCCCTCGTAGGTGTGCGGGATGACGATGCTGTTGCCCTTGCCATACAGCAGCAGGTTCATCACTATGGCCGTCATCCATTGTGCACGGGTCATGTTGCCGTTGGGCGTGATGTCGATCATGCGGGAAAGCTCATTGACGATCCGGACGTCGCCCTGCTCGGTGTTGGACATCAGATAGATGGTCATGCTGCCGATCAGTTCCGCGATGCGCAGGCACGCGGTCTGAATCTCCGGGTTATCACTCAGGCGGGTGTAACCGGACACGCACAGATCGGCGTCGGACAGCCACAGCGCGACAGGGTTTTGCTTTTGAGGCTCACAGCCCGCGCGGGTCTGTCGCCGTTTGCGTTTGCTCAATGGTTATCACCTCACCATGTCCATTGTTTCTTGTTGGATTCTTCAAGCATTCGGATGCACGCAAAAACCGAAGCGTCGAACAGATCTATTCGGTGCTCCGGCTCGGTCTTTTCGTATTGGATCAGGTCGTCCGCCTTTTCGATGGCCTTGACGTTGGCCACGCAATACTCGTATGCCTCGGAGTGCAAATAGTACAGCGTGCCGTCCTTCGCGGCCTTCTCGATGTGCCGGAATCCCTTTGATTTGAGGATGTACAGCTGGGGCTGGTCCACGATTTTGAATCCGGCGCGCTGCATCAGGGGGATGTATTCCTCCCCGGCGAACTTGCGGTCATGGCCCACGGCCTTGATCTTGAAGCCCATCTTGCGCATGGTCACGAACCATTGCACGATGTCGCCATAGTTGACCGTCGGCGAGTTGCACATAGTCAGCCAGCCGTCGTCCTGCCAGCCATACAGCGGGATGTCGTCGTCCTCGGCCTTGCGGGCCGCCTCCGGCAGCGGGAAGAATGCGTGGGTGATGCAGATGTCCACGCCGTTATAGTTGCCATACAGCGCCGCGGCGGTCAGATCGTGCACGCGGGAGAGGTCCGCGCCGCCGTACCAGTTGATCGGCAGCCGTGCCAGCTCCTCCAGCGTCCAGGCATAGGCCGCGTCGGAGCGTTTGAACTCGCCGATGTCGAAGTAGGCGTTCATGGCGGTGGTGTAGACGTTAAGTGAACGCGACAGAAAATCCTTGCGCTGCTGGGGGTCATTCTGGGCCTGCAGCGCTTCCTGCAGCATATCCGCCGGGCGGATGGTCACGCCATATGACGGATTCGCCTTTTGATGCTGTATTGGGTTGCTGTAATCCACATTGCCCTTTTCGTCCTGGTCAGCCCGGGCCACGAACACAAACAGGCTGTCGTCCTTAACCTCGCCGTTGACCACCTTCACGGCGTACTGCAGGCGGCGGTAACAAAACGAATTGATGTTGTCGCCGGCGGTGGTGATGCCGATCATCAGGCGGTTGGTGTAGGCCTTCCCCGCCTCCTTGAAGCGGTTATACTGGGACGCGCGCTTGAAGGCGTGCACCTCGTCTGCGATGGCGATGGGCGCGTTGAAGCTGTCCTGCACATCCGGGTTTGACGCCAGCGCCTGAATGAGTATGTACCCCTCCGGCCGGTCCTCGGCGTCGGTGAACTCCATATACAGGCTGTGCTCGGCGTTGTTGTCCCGCACCCGAAAATCATCGTACATTTGCCTGTATTTGAGTGTGTACAGGATGTCGGCGAAGGATTGCGTGGCCTGGTTGAGGGACGCGGCGACGATGTAGATCTTCGCGCCGCTTCTGCGCTCCAGCAGGGCCAGCGCGAAGGCCAGCGCCGCGATGAACAGCGTCTTGCCGTTTTTCCGCGGGACAAAAATGAACGCCTCCTTGAACCGGCGCTCATTGCGGCCTTTATAGTAAAACCCCACCAGGTTGTAGACGATGAACACCTGCCAGGGCTGCAGGATCAGCGGCGTGTTGGTCAGCGGCGTGCCGTCCAGCGCCTGCCCTTGGTTGTGCACCATCACGCGCTCAATGATGTTGCAAACAAAATCCGGCTCCTTTGTGCGGAGTCTGAGATCTGGGCGCTCCAGGTCGGCTAGGAATCGCCGGGCGGCGGCCTGGATCTCGGCGCCGCATACGATGACGCCCGCGGCCTCGGCTTCCTTCGCGGTCCGGTATGCCACCAGGGCGGAGTCCGCGCAGGCCTTCGCGTAGGCCACCGCGATCTTTTTGTATCGCTTCGCGCGCCTAACGGCCAAGGCCGCTCAATGCCTCCCCGAGTGCGGAGCGCTTCGCCTGCTTCATGGCCTGCTCGTTCACCCTTTTGAGCCCCGCCGGTGTGAGACCCAGGTCGCGCCAGTAGGCCAGCGCGTCGCGGTTGAGATCGTTGATGAGGCGGAGGACCGGGTTTTGCTCGACGTTGGTCGCGCCGCCCTTGTTGGTGTGCTCCACGATCACCTGTGATCCGTTGAGCACAAACAGGTCCTCGGCGGCGTCCCGGCGCTCCAGGATGGCGGCCAGCGTGGAGATCACGCTGTCGAACCACGGGCGGTAGGTGCCCGCCTGCTCGCAGTTGATTTTGATGATGTTGTACCATCCGGATCTGTCCACGGTTCGCTGCCTCCTCTCTCTCTGATCTGCCCTCAACCTCCCGCGCTCTCTAACCCCATTTGATCAAAAACCCCGCGCGGTTGGAAAAGGT